TTATCAATTGCTGTCCAACCTGTACTTACTTGCCCATTATTGTCTTTTAATGACCTTAACCGTTTTATAGGATCTTCAAAATAATCCGTACCTAAACTTTTTGTCAGGCCTACATCACTTGCTTCCTTAACTCGTTTTTCAACTGAATAATATTCACCTCTTTCAATGTCATCAGCACTCGCTAAAATTGCTTGCTCTAATGCTTTAAATTTTGCAAAGTCTTGAAACTCATCAAGAAACCATTCTTTGTGACGAACTGTTACTTCATTATCTATTTCAACTTCTATACCTGTCTTTGCTTTAATTTGATCAATAGTTGGTAAACTATTATACTTTTCTGAATGATCAATTATTAACGTAACTGCTGGCCGCAACTTATTATTAAAATATGTTGGTACAACCAAACTTTGTATACGCACATATAAATCTTTATCGCTTATTAAAAAACCTAAAAATAATTTTTGTAGATCTTCTGTAAACTCTTTTGGCATTATGACGTTTTCTCTTTATTCACTTGATGAACAAAATGAGGATCAGTTTTTAACATCCTATCTATAAAATTTAATAACTTAATAGTTACTATTCGTTTGGTACGCAATTGCGTTGCTATTGACTTTAGTACTGTCTGTTCTTTATAATTTAATTTCACTCCACACCCTGCTGATGGACTTGCTGGTGCTGGTGCCGGTGCCGGTGCACTTCCAGCTGTATCAGCACTCTTTTTAACATCATCATTAATTCTTGTTCCTAAATCATCGTCGTCAAGCACACCACCTGCTTGATCTATTATATCTTGAAATTTATCATTCTGTTCTTTTATACCATCCATCTGTTTTTGCAGCTCTTCAATTTTTTTATATAATTCGCTAATATGAGACATCTATACTTGTCTCTTTAAAACATTTATTTTCATTGCATTATCCTCACTTGTATCTATAATACTTCTCAATGTAAACAATCTGCCATACTTTTTAACTGCATCGGCTACATCTTTAACATTTTTATCCCAATCTGGAAAACTAACTGACCAACCATGTTTAATTGCACTTGGTATTAATTTCTTTCCTGCTCTGTCTCTATCAGGTACTAATATAATTTTTTTATTAAAACTATTCAAAAACTCTGCTTGTATATCTGTTACTTGTGAACCTAACAAGCCAACGCCATCAATACCTATTGCATCAAAAGGTCCTTCAACTAGTATAACATATTTTCTGTCTTTTGTATATAATTGATCTACATTAAACAAATAATCGCGTTGAATATTAACATAATACTTCGGCGTAGTATCTTTATTTGGCTTAATATGCCGAGTCACCCAACCTACCGTTTTATTTTTAAAATAGCAAGGTACAATAATACGGCTATTTAAATCCATATATGTATCTGGCGACCAATAAAAATCCCAATTCTCATAGATACCTTTACCACGTGATTGTAAATATGATAAAACTTTTTTATCTACTTTATCAGAAATTGGCATAGAGTTGTTTGGCAACGCAACACTTTCCCAATCTAAATTTACTTTTCTTTCTGGCTCAACAACTATATCTTGATCTTTTTCTTTTAGACTTTCTATTTTTAGTTTATTAACTACACTATCTTCTACGTTAATACTAATTAATAAATTAATAAACTTATGTCCTAATACACTTCCACCATGATATCCAGTTGTATAACCACAATTAAAACAATGATATGAAATTACATTCGTTGTTGTAAAATTAAAGCCACCGCGTTTACGCTTATCGAGCCTTACTTCGCCCATACTGATACACATTGGACAATTTAAAGACATCCAACCACTTGGATTCACTTTTCGACCAGATAGTCGAGATAAAATTAAAGACTTTAACTTATCTATAAGCACTACTATATTTTAACTTCTAATCAAGACTTTGTCAAGTGTACCGGTATTAGCCGCATCTGGGATATGAACGAATCTCATCCAATTTGTTGATATAGTAAAATTAAAAGGATCAATTCCTGATTTTGTTGTATATGTGTTCCAGTCATTAATCAGATTATCTGGGTGCAAATCTACAACAAACCAATTTGTCGGCGAGGTTAAATCATGACTGCCCTCGACATAAAATTTTCCAGTATATGTGGTTGCATACACTGCACAAGTATGTAATGAAGACTGATAACTTTTATTTGGTGAAGCACTCACTGCATTACTTTCGTGTCGTGTGCCACTTACAGTAAATGACGAGACACTTAATGTATTTGAAGGACTTGGCAAAATATTATCAAGTATCTCAATTGTGCCAATTGCTCGTTGTGACAAATCTGTATACAATGCACTTGTTTCACCTTCTATATCTGTTGTTGTTATACTAAACTCATACAATCCAGCATCAAGGTTAGCAGTTTCTCCCCAACTAAATGTTACATCTAATGTACCTTTTATGTTATCATTTACAACTGGCACCTTTGTTAAAACTAATGCACCAGTGTTAGCATCAATAATATTAACTGCTAATGTCAAATGACTAATAGATGCAAGTCGACGATTCTCATCGTACACATTAAATGTAATCTTATCATCTATACCTTTATGAATTTTAATTGTATTATTATACATAGGTCCTTCCAGTCTTTGGCCATTGTCAAGTATCGTCAATTCATATATTCGTTTATAAAGATAAAGATTACTTGTGGCCATTTGTTTATTACTCTATTATATTTATTCTAATAAGTACAATAGCAATGATTGATGACATCTCAAATATCACCGAAAAATATCCATTCCTAACTGGTATAAAATACGCAAACCAAGAAATCATCGGCATCATACAAAATCATAATACACAAATAACAAGTGTATACTGCTATAGCAAAGTACAAAACGAGGATAAAGAAAAATTTCTCACTCTAGGCGAAACATGGTGGTGGGAAAGCAATCGTATAACGCCGATTAATTTATTCCTACCCCAAGAAATAGAGCAATTTCGTTATTGCTTAAGAAATTTTATTAGTAAAGATGTTGAATTCTTATTTGGTCCTATTACCAGTCTTCATAATATTATACGCAAAAGAGTTAAACGCAGAACTGTGCAACTAGTTAGAAAACTTGACAAAGACTAATTAACACCCTCAACAATTGAATTCAATTGCACTATAATAGCAATTGCATATGCCACAGCATGTGACTTTTTAAAAAAATAACTATCATCGCTTGGCTTAACCCAAACTTCTTTATTAATTGTATCCCAATCCTTATTTAATAAATGTCTTTTTGCTGGACGAATAACTGCTAGTACTGCCGCCAATTGTTCTATACTGTTTGGCTTTAATTGTTTTACAATATTATAATGGTTATGTATATGAAATAATTGTTCTACTATTTCTTTATGTTCTAGTAATTCCCAAACAGGTTCCTGTTGTATTAACTCTTCTAAATGATTATTACTATTGACATTTTTATACACACTAACATTTAAAAGATCTAATTTAAAATAATTACGAGATTCAGCATCCTTATAATCTATACTTGAAACTCTACTAAATGGATTGACTGGAATATTATTAAAATATATACCAGTGTTATGTTTCTTTTCGCCATCAAGGCTTGCAGGTATATGTTTTAATATACTTAAAACATCTTCTCTGTTTTTCAAATCAATATCAATATCAGGTAATTTCATAGGCCTGCCTCTGATAAAATTGACTTAACAAACGCAACTTCATTTTGATTATTCTCAAATTTGCTATACCAAAATTTTGGATCCAAAGCATCTGCTACTAACGCCATTTGTTCATCACTTAAATTATTTAATGCTGTTTGTCCAGATTGACAATTAAAAACTACCCATGGGGAAATACGGCCTGTTCTAATCCAATATGTAAAAACATTAGAACTAACTTCTTTAAAAAATAATACCCAATCTCTATTCTCTTTTTCTTCCCAATGCCGCATAAACTTAATACTTCGTTCTAATGCTTCGTTTGCTGATTCATTATTTGTATATTCCCTAACAAATAATTCATATGCACCATCTTTGATCCAGTCATCTAATTTTAAATCATGTTTAACTAACCAGTCTACAAAATCTTCATGTTGTAAACAATTTACATCTTTTGCAAATTTGCCAAACTTAACAAACCCAAGATAAAATTGTGATTGACGAAATTCATCAAACGCTTTAACTTTAGGTTTAATCGCAGTTGAGTTTAATTCATAGAATCGTTGAAATGCTCTAAAACCAAGTTGCACTTGTTTTTCACTTTGGGCAATATGCCGACGCTTTTGCTCACAAGTATGTGCACCTAATGTTTTAACACTTTTATAATCTCTATTACAAAATTTGCATTTAAACCCTTCAGATTTTTTTATTTCTAGATTTTCCATCAAAGATATCAGAAATTTGTTGGTCGTTGTATCCCATTTCTTTTGCAAGAGTTTGGAAGTCATCTTCTGTATTCATTTCCTTTAATAAATTTAATTCGTCATCGCTTATAGATGGATATACCACTAATAAAAATTTATCTATTTTACTTTCTTTTATTCTACTATTTGGTGTACCAACCCATTGACGAAAATATTTCTCATTACCTAATCCAATAGCACTTAACAACAACCATTGCAATTCTGGATGAGTGCTGATTTCACTATAGTTGCGATTACATAGTTCATTTACAAATAAAATATAATGTTCTTTATTTTTAATTGGGCAAGTTGCCCAGCGATGTATCATCCAAAAATTCATAGTACTGCTTTTTTTAGATTCTACTGGGAGATTGTTATAAAAACTTCTATCCTTCTTGCCTATTGCAGGAAGTATCTCTTTAAACATATCAACTTTCATCGTCAACTGTTTCTTCAAAATCTGTATATGGGTCACGCCATAATTCTTTATCAGTCTCTGCATCCTTAATTATAACCCATTCAATATTAAAGTCGCCAGATTGATATGGTACATCCATTTCTGGTGTATGATCCATAGCATTTTCATCTAAATACTCTTTCAAAGAATCCAAATCTTTAGATTCAATATACTCATCTGTCAGATATACCTTTTCTGGTTCATAACCAGAATACCTTACTTCCCATGTTACAATAAATTCGCTCATATAACAATATCACCTATGTCAATTACATCAGGTATTTTATTTGTCTCTTTTACAAAATAACAACACAAAGGATTAAATTTATTTTCTATAGGCATTGTTAGTATATGTCCAAATTTCAATTTAGGAAAAAACCATTTAACCTCAACAAACACATTTATTATTTGTATTGGTGCCCATGTTGGCATATATCCTTTTAATGGATTATATAATAGCGTTTGAAACCCACGATCATTTAAATTAACCAAAGGTATAATTTCCATATCACCTATAGTTGGTTCTCCTATTAATACACTCCAATCCAATGGCATTTGTATTTGATATTCTCCTATTTGCAACACAACCGCAGGAGTACTAAAACTCTCTAAAAATATTAATGGCAAAAAGTAATAATCAATAAATGTTGGATCAGTTGTGTCTAACACGCAATATCGCACATCATCAATTACATCAGGTAAATTATTTAAACTATATGCTTCATTTTCTATTGTTAATATTTGCATTTATAACCTTCTTATTATTATACAACAACATAAAACAAATTGCAACTTATTTATAAGAAACTTTCTCAATATGAAAATCATACTTGGCATCACGATAATATTTTTTTCGTGTTGTTAAATGTCGTTTACTATATTTACAATTACTAGTAATATCCCATATTTGAACAAAGTCTTTATCGTGTGCTTTACGAATCCCTCGTCCAATACTTTGTATT